AGTATGAGTGGAAACAGATCAAAGAAACTAAGAAGACAAGCAGAAGACTTACTTATTAATTGGTTAAGAACAATGGTTCCTGATGGAGAAGATACATCTAAAATAAGTAGAAAGAATCTTGATGAGTTCTTACCAGAACAAACTCATATCTTTGCTAACAATAGATACTTGTTAAGTGCATATAGTTTACGTTGGTTTTATAAACAAGTCAAAAGAAATCCAAGCATAACTCTTGGAGAGCTTAATGCCTAGAAGAGTACCTAGAAAACCTAGACCCAGAAAAATTAACGTACCTAAAGGATATGATAGTGCTTGGGAGTTTGATATGCATCAGACTGTACTGCAAGACTGGAAACATCATTGGGAAACAATTAACTATGTAGTTAAACACAAATATGAAGCTGACTTTGTGCGTGAGTTTGGTGGTAAAATTATTTTACTAGAAGCTAAAGGTAGATTTTGGGATTATGCTGAGTATAGTAAGTACATACATATTCGTGATGCGTTACCAGAGTATATGGAGTTAGTCTTTTTATTTCAAAAGCCTTTATCACCGATGCCGGGAGCAAAGGTCAGAAAGAATGGAACAAAACGTACCCATGCTGAATGGGCTGAAACAAATAACTTCAGATGGTTTAGTGAAGAGACTTTACCGGATGATTGGAGAAACGATGAACTATAAATTTAATGAAGGACAACTAATAAACGAACTACAATCCTATATTGATAATACTTATGGTGAACATTATGCTTCTGATAAGTATCAAGCAACTGATGTTATCATTGACTCAGGACATGGTATGGGGTTTTGTATTGGTAATATTATTAAGTATGCAAAACGTTATGGAAATAAAGACGGACATAACAGAAAAGACTTGCTAAAAATATTACATTATGGTATAATAATGCTTGATATACATGATGATCAAGATAAGTTTTTTAAAACAGGAGAAAGTAAGTGGTAGAAGATAAAGTTGGACCAAAGGAATACTTAGGAATAAAAATTAATTATGATAAAGAAAAAAAATTAGATAGGTTTAGTCTTGATACATTAAAAGATAGATATTTTACAGGAGAAGAAACACATGCACAAGAAGCATTCGCAAGAGCAGCAGTCTTCGGAGCAACCTACAAAGGTCACACGGATTTTGAATTGGCTCAACGACTTTATGAATACAGTTCCGATTGTTGGTTCATGTTTAGCACTCCTATACTTAGTAACGGGGGAACCAGTCGTGGGCTTCCTATCAGTTGTTTCCTTAATTATGTTCCTGACAGTCGTACTGGTTTATCAACTCATTATGATGAGAACATTTGGTTGGCAAGTTCAGGTGGAGGTATTGGTGGATATTGGGGAGACGTTAGGTCTAACGGTATATCTACTACTCACGGTAGCAAGTCTACTGGCTCAATCCCCTTTATGCATGTTGTAGATTCTCAGATGTTAGCCTTCAATCAAGGTGTAACAAGACGTGGTTCTTATGCTGCATATATGGATATCTCTCACCCAGAGATCGAAGAGTTTATTAACATGCGTAAAGAGTCTGGAGGAGACATCAATCGTAAATGTTTAAATCTTCACAACGCTGTCAACGTAACAAAAGAATTTTTAAAAGCTGTAGAAGAAGATGCAGACTTTAGACTGGTTGACCCTAAATCTAACGAAGCTGTAAAGGTTGTTAATGCTAGAGATTTGTGGTGGCAACTTATTAATGCTAGAGCAGAAACAGGAGAACCTTATATTGTCAACATAGATAATTGCAATGCTGCTTTACCACAAAAACAAAAAGACTTAGGACTAGAAATCAAACAAAGTAATTTATGTTCTGAGATAACTTTACCAACGAATGAAGAGAGAACAGCAGTGTGTTGTTTGTCCTCAGTTAATCTACAATACTTTGATAAGTGGTCAAAGAACGAACAGTTTATAGATGATTTAATAACGATGCTCGATAATGTTATTCAACATTTTATTGATAATGCTATTGACACAACACAACTTGGAGAATATAATGCAAACTTTAAACGTTTTAAAAAGTATATTAAAGAAGGTAAAGAAGGGTTTACTAGAGCTGCCTACTCTGCTTACAGAGAAAGGTCGTTGGGTCTTGGAGCAATGGGATTCCATGCGTACCTTCAGCAAAACAACATACCTTTTGAGGGTATCTTCGCTACGGGTTTCAATCATAAAGTTTTTCAACACATTAAAGTACGAGCCACTGAAGCTTCTAATCGACTCGCTGAAGAACGTGGTGAAGCTCCTGACATCTCTGGTAGTGGGAAGCGTAATGCTCATCTTTTGGCTGTTGCTCCTAATGCTTCTTCTAGCATCATTTGTGGTGGCACATCTCCTTCTATTGAACCGTACCGTGCTAACGTTTATACGCACAAAACTCTCTCAGGAAGCTATCAAGTAAAAAATAAATACTTAGAAAAACTTCTAAAGTCTAAAGGTTTGAAAGGGAAAAAACTTGATAACATTTGGAAAGATATCGCAGGGGTAGAGGGTTCAGTTCAGCACCTAGATATTTTGACTGACAGCGAGAAAGAAATATTTAAAACAGCTAATGAGATTAATCAAATATGGGTAGTTGAACATGCATATAAACGTCAAGATTTTATATGTCAATCACAGTCAGTTAATCTTTTCTTTACTTTACCAAAAGCTACTGAGTCACAAGAGGTTCATAATGAGTACATGCAGTATGTAAATGATGTACATTGGTATGGTGCTAATAGATTAAAATCTTTATATTATTTAAGGTCTAATGCTGCAAGGAACGCAGAGAATGTTAACATTAAAGTTCCACGTATAAAATTAGATGATGTTGAATGTATAGCTTGTGAGGGATAGTATGGGTTGTTGGCATTGTGGAACAGAGTTAATATGGGGTGGAGATCACGACATAGAAGATGAGAACGATGAATACATTATGGAAACTAATTTAAGTTGTCCTAAATGTAACTCGGCTGTAATAATATATTTACCAAAGGACAAAGAATGAAACAATCAGAATTTAAAAATATATTTAGACCTGAGTTTGAGGGGTTTACAATTAGAATGTGGTTAGATTATTGTGATGAACACAATCATCCATTCACAAAAACAAAAGATTACGCAGGATACGTAATTGAAAATTTAAAATATTTAGTTAAAAAATTTAACAAGGAAAGAAAATGAGTTTATTAGGAACAAGAGAATATTACAAACCTTTTGATGATGCATGGATGTTTGATTATTATGTTTTACAAAATCAAATGCACTGGATGCCAGAGTCAGTACCTTTACATACAGATGTAAAAGATTGGCAAGAGCTGTCAGATACAGAAAAAAATCTACTTACACAAATCTTTAGACTGTTTACTCAATCAGATGTAGACGTAGGTGCAGGTTATGTTGACAGATACATGCGTATCTTTCGAAAGCCTGAAGCCAGAATGATGATGGGTTCTTTTGCCAACATGGAATCTATTCATCAACATGCATACAGTTTACTTCTTGATACAGTTGGTATGCCTGAGATAGAGTACAAAGCTTTTGCCGAGTACGAAGAGATGGCGGATAAACATGATTATGTTCACAATATTAAGACAACTAAGTCTGATAAGAAAAGTATTGCAAAAACTTTAGCAGTTTACTCAGCCTTTACAGAAGGACTACAGTTGTTTAGTAGCTTTGCAATCTTGTTAAACTTCCCACGCTTTGGACGTATGAAAGGTATGGGGCAGATCGTTACTTACTCTATCCGTGATGAGTCTATGCACGTTGAAGCTATGACTAAATTGTTTAGACAGTTTATTAAAGAGAACATAGAGATATGGACTGATGATTTTAAGGCAGAAATCTATGAGATATGCAGACAGATGGTAACACTTGAAGATAAGTTTTTAGATTTGGTATTTGAAATGGGAGATATACAAGGACTTACCAAGAAAGATATGTATGCTTACAATAGATATATAGCTGATCGAAGATTACTACAGCTAGGATTAAAAACAAATTATGATCAACGTGAGAATCCTCTGGAATGGTTAGATGAAGTAATGGGTGTTGAACATCAAAACTTTTTTGAAGGTCGTGCTACTTCTTATATGAAAGCAGGACTACGTGGCAGACAAGATACTATAACATTTACATCATTGGAGGATAACGATGAGCAAAAGTAATGAAGCAAATTTAGTAAGCTTCAAAATCCTATTGACAAGGGATAACAAAATTGTTACAGAATTTAGTATGTTACCTGAAAATGAAGTTGATAACATCTTTCCTTTAGACGAAAGAGACTTAATTAAAAATGTTTTAAAACATGGTAAAGCAAAGATGGGAGACTTACATGGATATTTACAACGAGAATTGAATGCATTAAAGTATGGGTAGAACTTAATCTACCCACACAAACCTTTACTTAGATATCTTTATCTTAACAGGTCGCTTTTCTTCAGGAACAATTCTTTCCATATCTATAGAAAGTAATCCATTTTTAAGAGTTGCTTTTTTAATTTCAATATCATCAGCTAGATTAAAACTCCTACTAAAAGAACGTTGAGCTAGTCCTTGATGAATAACACCATCAACTTTATCTTCTGATTTTTCATAGGATATTGTTAAAGTTTGTTCTTCAAGAACAATGTCAATGTCTTTGTCAGTAAGCCCTGCCATAGCCATTTCAATTGTGTAGTTATCTCCATCCTTAATAAGATTATAAGGTGGATAGGTTGGTGCTGATTTAGCACGAGATTGTAGTTTGAACATCTCATCAAAGAGTCGGTCAAATCCTACATAGGTTGGTGTGAATAAACCTCGATTGAGGTCTAATATATTTCTGCTTGTCATATTGTACTCCTTTTATTAAGCAAGTTAAATAGACAGTACGCATTTAGCCCTACTGTCTACTTATATTATAACAACTATTTCAGATTTGTCAAGTGTTATCCTGCTAAAGGATTACCACTTTCTAACTTGGATATTTCTTTATCCAAACTTTCAATGTCTGCTTTAATGGTAGCGATGTCAGTTTTAATTTCAGTAACATCAGGAATAGATATATTGTCTATTTCTTTTTCTAGAAATTGAACTGATGTTTCTATCTTACCAAACCTTTCTTCAATAGCTTTCTGAGCATCTTCGGTATCTGAAATACCACCAACAGCAGCTTCAAGATTTTCTAATCTATTAACGTACTCTGCTCCTTGATAACCAAATCCGGCTAGTGTTCCTACTATACCTACCAAAGCAATAAGTTGTGTAGTTTTATTTTCAAACCAATTCA